CTTCTGACGAAGAGTTAAAGATTATTCCAGATGCAAAGGTCTTTGTTCAGAAGCAGCGTAATGCACAATGGGAAGGTTCATTTAACTTTTGGTTTGACCAAAAAGGTTTACGATATAACGAGAGTCCACCAAGATGACAATAAATGAATTTATAAAGCAATGCAAAAAACTATTTGGTGATGATATAGAATACAAAGCAACTTCTAAAGACGGACAAGTATTTAAAACGAAAGGATGGAGAGATGATAAAGTGGGCACTAACCAAAGACAACTTACCCCAGCTTATAGAGAAACTAAAAAGTCTTGACTTTACTAAACGCTGGAGAGTAACAGTAACAGACGCTAAACTTAACAGAAGTCTTGAACAAAACGAAAGGTTATGGGAACTATATACAAGTTTAAGTAATCATTTAGGTATTGAGAAAGACCGCATCCATGAACTTTGTGGCTTTAAATTTTTGAGATACCAAACTGAAATAGCAGGTATGCCTGTAGAACTTATAAAGTCAACAACTAAACTAACCACAAGTGAAATGACAGAATACCAACAACAAATAGAGGTATGGGGTCAGACTATGGGTTGGGGTTGGGATTACTAATGAAGATATTAATAGCTTGTGAGTTTAGTGGAACTGTAAGAGAAGCATTTACTAAACTAGGGCATGATGTAACTTCATGTGATATTGAGCCAACAGATATTCCTGGTAAACATTACCAAGGTGATATTGCAGATATTATTAATGATGGCTGGGATATGATGATAGCTTTTCCACCATGCACACATTTAGCTGTTAGTGGTGCTAGACATTTTGAACAAAAAAGAAAAGATGGTAGACAGCAACAAGGTATAGACTTTTTTATGTCAATGATAAATGCACCAATACCTAAAATTGCAGTAGAAAACCCAATAGGTATTATGAGTTCTATCCATAAAAAGCCTAGTCAAATAATTCAACCTTGGGAATATGGTCATGAGGCTCAAAAGTCTACTTGTCTATGGTTAAAAGGATTGCCTTTGTTAAAACCAACAAACATTGTGGATAAAGGTAAATTTTATATAACTCCAAGTGGAAAAAAAATGCCGGCATGGATGAGTGACCCAATTGGAAAAGATGGTAAAAAGATTGGATACAATACACCGGAAATTAAAAAGATACGCAATAAAACATTTCAAGGTATAGCAGATGCTATGGCAAACCAATGGGGTAAAAATGAATTATCGTAATCCTAAACTACTTAAACTAGCTAAAGATGCACCATGCGTTTTATGTGGTAGCAATGACGGAACTGTGGTAGCCTGTCATAGTAATCAGTTGCGTGACGGAAAAGGCACTGGAATTAAAGCAAAAGATTATCGCATTTGCTATTGTTGCCACAAGCATCATGTTATGATGGATAGTAGTAATGAGTTAAGTAGGGAAGAAAGAATAAATTTATGGGAAGATGCTCATAGACGCACCATAGGTTGGTTATTTGAAAACGGACATTTGGAGGTAAAGTAATGGGTAAAGGTTCTGGAAGAAGACCATTGTTAATTTCTGAACAAGAAGCACAAGACAACTGGGACAAGATATTTAAAAAGGAAAAGAATAGTGATGACGTATCACCACACGCTTATGAATACGAACTTAATAAGTCTACCGGTGACATAGAGAAAAGATTTAAAGACGGAACATCTAAACCTAACGAAAGTCAATTTGATGGCAACTAGCCCAACGCAGTTAAGTCTTAAAAAATTACGAGAAGAAGGATATACTTGTTGGATTACAGAGCATTGGAATAATTGGAGTAAAACAAGACAAGACCTTTTTGGGTTTATAGATATAATTGCTTTAAAAGGAAAAGAAACATTAGCAGTACAAACAACGTCAGCAAGTAACATGAGTGCTAGATGTAAAAAGATAGCAGACCACGAAAACGTAGGTGCAGTTCGTGAAGCTGGTTGGTCTATTCATGTACATGGTTGGCATCAAGACGATAAGAAAAAGTGGCATTGTAAAGTTAAGGATGTATCGTGAGTAATAGAGATAAAATACTAGCTTACCTTACAGAGCCTAAAACTATAAAAGATATAGCAGCACATGTAGATGGCAATTACAATACTATTAAAAACTTGCTTGTCACCATGAAAATGGAAGGTTATATTCACGCGTATAAAGATAAAGATAATAGACTTATGCACTACTACGTTCCACAACCACATCCACTACAAGGTATATTTGGACACACAGTAAACTTTACAGATGACCAGATAAAAAGCATTACAATACATAACGCAGATACCGCTAAACATAACTTACAGCATAACACTACACAACAAACATTTGGGCAAAGCGTAGCTTATACGCTAACACAATATGATTAGTATGGAACGTTTATTGTCCATCCTAGAGGATTGGAGCTTATGGATGAAACATGATACCCATAAACTAGGATACCCTTCTAAAAGCATAGGTATGTCATCAGGAGGTGAGTCAACTTCAGAAGTATTCGAAGAAATGTGCTCTGCTCAAGACATGTCTAATATTAGAACTATACACGCTATCATACATAGCTTAGAACAAGGACAACAAGACGCTATCTATGCTAAATACTTAGGTGCTAAACCACCATTAGCCTTTTACTGGCAATTAGATATGGCATACGATAATTTACTGACAATAGCAGAAAGACGGATAAATGCTTAATCTAATACATGGTGATTGTTTAGAGGTTATGAAAACCATACCTGATAGCCATGTAGATTTAACTGTTACAAGCCCACCTTATGATAATCTTAGAACATACAATGGATTTATATTTGATTTTGAAAATATAGCAAAAGAGTTATATCGTATTACTAAACCAGGTGGAGTTATTGTATGGGTAGTAGGTGATGCCACAATAAATGGAAGCGAAAGTGGCACATCATTTAAACAAGCTTTATATTTTAAAGATATTGGATTTAATTTACATGACACAATGATTTATCAAAAAGGTTCTTTTCCTCCAACATTCCCTAAAACTAAAAGGTATCAAAATGCTTTTGAGTATATGTTTATATTAAGCAAGGGAACACCAAAAACATTTAATGGCATACAAAGAGACAAAAGCCCTAACTCAATATATGCTAGAAAAAGCAAATCATCATTTAGAAAAGCAGATGGTAGCTTTACATACAACGAGCAAATAGATACTAGCAAAACAACAACCATTGAATTAAATGTATGGAAAATTGATTGTGGTTATATGAAGTCTACTAAAGACAAGGAAGCATATAAACATTCAGCTATCTTTCCAGAGAAATTGGCTTACAATCATATTATTACCTGGAGCAATGAAAATGATATAGTTCTTGACCCAATGATGGGTAGTGGCACTACAGGCAAAATAGCTAAACAATTAAATAGAAACTTTATTGGCATAGAAATATCTCAAGAATACTTAGATATAGCAACTGCTAGGATAAACGCATAATGTTGTTGAACAGATATAGCAAAGTATGCTATAATACTACTTGTTGGACAACTCCTGTCCGTTAATAACGTAATTTACCCAAAAGCCTGACTGCACTCTCTCCGTGGTTGGGCTTTTTCTTTTATATGACATTCTCAGTAGCAATATGTACCCAGTGTGGCGAACCCTTTGACGCAACTGGTTATTCTTTATGTAGTGATTGTAAATACGACAGAAGATTTATCAAGTTAAGGAAACAACATGAAGTCAGTACCGAAGACAAAGAAGGGCAAAGAAGCAAAGATGAAGAAAGTGTTTAAAGAGTTTGGTGCAGGAACTTTAAATGTGGGTAAGTCATCAAAGAAAGTGTCAAATCCTAAGCAGGCTGTCGCGATAGCCTTATCATCAAGTGGTATGTCTAAAAAGAAAAGGAAATAATTATGCCAATGGTAGACGGAAAAAAATATGCTTATACTAAAACAGGTATGGCAGCAGCTAAAAAAGCAGCAAGCAAATCAGGTAAGGCTATGGTAGCTAAACCTATGAAAAAGGCAGCTAAACGTGGCAAATAAGCCAGGTCTCTACGCAAATATCGCAAAAAAGAAAGCTAGAATTAAAGCTGGCTCTGGCGAGAAGATGAACAAGGTTGGGTCTAAACTAGCTCCTTCGGCAAAAGATTTTAAGGATGCAGCAAAGACAGCTAAAAAGAAATAGTGGTAAAACTAGATATATACGTAGGTTATGATGGCAAGGTAGAACCAATTGCTTATCATAACTTTTGCCAGTCAGTTATAGAGAAGTCATCTATACCGGTAAGTTTTACACCATTAGCATTAAACACATTACAAGACTACAAAGAAACACATACAGACGGTAGTAACGCATTTATCTACTCACGCTTTCTAGTGCCATATCTAAATAACTTTAAAGGTATCGCATTATTCGTAGATGGCGATATGATATGCCG